TCTTCAAGATGTACGTTGATGAGTATTTCGACATCAAAGAATCAATGACGCAAGATGAACGCAATCACCTGATGGCAGCAAGAGCTTGTCTCGACTATTCATACATTTACAACTAGGAAGAAACCATGAAAATAAAACTAAGACCATCAGCAGCATCGCGCTGGATTAACTGCCCTGCATCCGTCAAGTTGTGCGAAGGCATACCGTATCAGCCAGCAGGAGAGGCAGCGCAGATCGGCACAGCAATTCACGCAGTTGCTGAGACTTGTATCTTGACAGGTGTATCTCCATACGACTTCATTGGAAAGGAAGTTGAAGGAATCACAATCACTGAAAGCAATGCAGATTTTGCGCAGCAGCACGTCAACCATATCCGTGACTTAGAGTTGCGCCTTGGCACGTTAAAGGTCGAGCAATACGTCACCATCTACGAGTCGGACAAGGTTGCTCTTGGTGGTACTGCTGACGTATTGGCCTACTCTGACGAGAAGGATACGCTGGTCATTGCAGACTTGAAGACAGGTCGTGGTTATGTGGACGCAGACTCGGACCAGATGAAGCTGTACGCAATCGGCGCGATGCGCTCACTCAAAGCAGAGTTCCGCAATATCGAGCTGGCAATCATCCAGCCGCATCACGGCGAGCCACGCACTCACAAAATCACATTCAAGGAATTGAACGATTGGGCATTAAAGAATCTGACACCAGCATTGGTGGCAATCGCTGAAGGCACAACAACACCAACTCCATCAGAGAAGGCTTGTCAGTGGTGTCCAGCCAAAGCAACCTGCCCTGCGCACGTTGAGAACTTCAATGAAGTGGCAGCGCAGCCAGCGATGCACACGATGACAGAAGATAAGCTGGCAGCAATGCTTGCAAAGGTTGACGTGGTTGAGGACTACATCAAAGCACTGCGTAAGTACGCGACAGAGCGTCTAGAAGGTGGCGCAATTATCCGTGGCTGGCAGATGCAACCCAAACGCGCATTGCGTAAGTGGGCTGACGAGGAAAAGGCTTACGCAGTCTTGCTGCAAGCAGGGCTGACAACGCAGCAAATCTATGTGCAGTCCATGATCTCACCGTCAGAAGCCAGTAAGTTGTTGTCAAAAGAAGACAAAGCGTTGCTGGATGACATCACCAAAAAAGAATCTTCGGGTCTGACGCTTGCGAGAGCTGTTGGACTTGCGCAATAATCCAACCCCCCGAGTCGTTTGACTCATAACTCTGAAAGGCAAAAAGCAAATGCTTAATCTCTCATCCTCATCTGGCGGTGGCAACTACATCCGCTTCTCTCCACAAGCCAACGCATGGACAAATGCTGATGGCGAAATCCAACTCAAGAAAGTTGTGTTCGATTGCGACAACGTGCAAACAGGTTGGCTGTTGCTCGTTACTGGTCAACGCGAATGGTTGCCTGATGCAGCCTTGGGTCAGAAAGGCAAGCAGCCTTCACCAGACCACAAGCGCGGCTTCCTTGTGAAGTTCTACAACAAGGAGATGGGCTTAGTTGAGTGGTCATCTAACGGTGTTGGTCCCAACATGGGCTTGGAAGCACTCTACAACGCAGTGTCAGCGCAACGCGCAGCCAACGCTGGCAAGTTGCCCGTGATTGATTACACAGGCGCGAAGTTGGAGAAGATTGGTAAAGGCACAACCCGTGTACCAGCCTTCAACATCGTGAGCTGGATTGAGCGTCCTGCTGGCATGGATGCAGCAGCAGCGCAGGATGACGGTGAACAAGAGTTCACGTCATCAGGCAGTGTGCTGGAAAAGCAAACTGTTCCAGCAACTAAGTCCGCAATGGCTCAAGCTGTTGAAGAAAACGAGATGTTCTGACATCAATGAAAAGACGGGGCTGCTTAACGGCGGTCCCGTTTTTTTGTCTCTATGAAAATATTAACGCAAGAATTTTTGGAGTTGCTCGTAATTGCATTGGCTCAAAGGGTCTATGAATTGGAACAACGTATTGAAACACTAGAAGAAGAATGGGATGACCATGACTAAACACACACAAGGGCCTTGGGTTGGAATGAACTCAGATGGCAAATTTAATCCAGACCATGACTGGTCGGTGACGGATGAGGAGGCATCTACATCAGAGGCTGCTGCAATTTGGGCTGGCGATAGAGTAATCGCTTTTGCCGTCTACTCAAGCAAAGGCTTTTACCGTGATAGTCACCCATCCATAGATGCCAATGCCCGCCTAATCGCCGCAGCGCCTGATCTGCTTGAGTCGGCAAAACTCCTGATTGATTCATACGACATTTGCCGCAAGGACAGAACGCCAGACGTAATTTTTGAGCGATTACGCGCCGCCATCGCCAAAGCAACAGGGGAAACCGTATAAATGCAAGCCGAACAAATAGCAAAGGCGCTAGGCAACGCGAAGAAGGTCAACGGAAGTTGGCTGGCGAGTTGCCCACTGCCAACTCATGGGCAAGGAAACGGTGACAAGAATCCAAGCCTATCAATCACTGACGGTGCTGACGGTAAACCGCTGTTCAAGTGCCACGGTGGGTGTGAGCAGCACGATGTGTTTGCAGCCGTCAGGGATTACGGACTATTGCCAGACTTGGAGCCACGTGCGGAACTTTTGGCATCCATCAAGCCGTTTGAAGCACCAACTCTTGAAAACGAGTGGCACTACACGGACGAGGACGGTGTAACGCTGTTCATCAAGCAGCGTTACAAGACCAATGACGCGAAGGGTAAGACGTACAAGCAACTGCGGGTTGATGAGCAGGGGCGTAGGCATCCGTCTATCACTGGCGCAAAGATCGTTCCGTATAACTTGCCAGAGGTGGAAGCAGCCAGACAGAACAACCGCACAGTATTCCTGACGGAAGGCGAGAAGGCTGCGGATGCTTTGAAGTCAATCGGTGTGTGCGCAACGTGTACGCACCAAGGAGCCAGCAGCTTTCCTGAAGACGCAATCCAGTATTTCGCTGGCCTGAACGTGGTCATCCTGCCTGACAACGATAAGGTGGGTTGGGAGTACGCGAAGAAAGCTGTCAAAGCCTTAAAGAACGTCACGAACAGCATCCGAGTTGTGGACCTACCTTTGGACGACATCAAGGAAGATGCTTACGAGTACGTGAACAGGTACGGCTATGACAAGCAGGACTTGGCGGCTCATGTTAAGAAACAAGCAAAAATCGAACATGAGGATGACGTAACGATTCCTGAACGGTTCAGCGAGGCAGAGGAAAAAGAGACAGTTGTCAAGGATTCCTTGTCAACTGCCGAGAAATCCTCGGTACTTCCTCAACGTCAACCTTTCAAGATTGAGCAGTTGGATGACATTGATGACGAGCCTGTGGAGTGGCTCATTGAAGGTGTCATTCCAAAGAAAGCGTTTGTCGCCTTGTACGCGCCACCAGCATCATTCAAATCCTTCGTGGCATTGGACATTGCTGAGTGCATTGCAACAGGCAGGGAATTCCTGACTAAAGAAGTCAAGCATCAGGGTGCAGTTTTATACATTGCTGGTGAAGGTCACGGTGGTATCGGTGCGCGTATCAAGGCCATGAAGAAGCATCACTCAACACCAGCAGGTGCGCCAGTTTTCTTCCTACGCAAACAGATCAACCTGAGATCAAGCGCCACGGACATCCAAGACCTAATCCAAGCCGTGGATGACATTCAAGCAACGCACGACATCCAGTTTGAGCTGGTGGTCATTGACACGTTAGCCAGAGCGTTTGGCGGTGGCAATGAGAACGCGAGTGAAGACATGGGAGCGTTCATCACAGCGGCTGGCGCTATCCAAGGACGGTACAACTGCGCACTCCTAGTCGTCCACCACGCTGGTAAGGATGCCACCAAAGGTTTAAGGGGTCACAGCTCACTATTAGGCGCTGTGGACACCGAACTGGAGATCATCCGTATTGAGGACGCGCCAAAAGGCATCCTGCACATATCCAAACAGAAGGACGGTGAGGACGGGCAAAGGTACGGTTTTCAGATGATTACGGTGGAGTTATCCACAACACTTTTGGGGTTCGATACGGTGAGCAGTTTGGCGGTGGAAGTGGACAATGAGATGAACGTCAACCAAGGACGCGGAACACAAGCGCAGCCACCAGACAGAACTGGCGGTGGACGCAACCAAAGCCTTGCCTTGAACTGCCTACATTCAGCCATCAAGAAGTTCGGAATGATGGAAAACATTGACGGAAAGCGCAACAAAGCCATCAAGTTGGACCAATGGAGAGACGAGTTCAAGGCAAAGATGGGCAGCGATGTGGAGCCATCAACCTTTAATAAAGCATGGGCGAGGGTTAAGTCTGGACTCGTTGACCTTGAAAAAGTAGAGATTCACAACGATTGGTGCTGGGCAATTTATGCCGAAAGCGATGGTTCAAGCACTGTAATTCCATTCAGTAAATGAGCATGGAAAAACAGGTAGGACAAATGGACAAATGGGGACAAATGGGAGACAAATGGGAAAGCCATTTGTCCCGACAATTTGGTAGGACAAATGGTGTGTGGGTCTATAGACACACACCATATGTCCTTTTGTCGCAGTCGATTTGGGATGTATTTTGTAAGAAAAGTGTAAGGATAGATTTATGGCAACAAGGAACGTAAAAAAGAAGGTTGAGCAGCCGAGTATTCCAGCGGACCCGTTTGAGCTGTTCATGCGAAGCAAGTTGATTGAACTTCTTAATGTTCAACAGGCGCACGAAAAGAAGTGGGGTGTCAGTCGGTTGATTGGTTTGGTGGATGAGGAGTTCCGCACAAAGTTCTGGATGCAGTCGGAAAGGGTCTACGCTGCACAGAAGATGCGCGATGAGGTTAGGCTCACTAAAGCAGTGGATGGGATGAAGAAGGCTTATGCAGCATTGGAGCAGTGGGCTGTTACAACTGGCGTGAGACAAGTGCCCGAGGTGAAGAATTGCCAGTATCAGATGCAGGACGGCTCAATCATGGTTGTGGTGGAGACTTACGAGGACGCGCTTCACTTTGACCAGTTCATGGGGCATGATGAGCGTAGACACATCTGGTGCATGGAAGAACTAGAGTTGGTGATGAACGCTGAAGTGGTCAAGGAAACTATGGCTTTGAAGCGTCTACATCCACAAGCTCAGATGGTACGTTTGGACAGGCCAGCGAATAAGTTTCCTGATGGTGGAGCGACAGGTTTGGAAGATATGCCGTCCGATGATGACGTTTTGAACGGTTCTCGTATGGCTAAAGTGTTCGACACGACTGTGTATGGCTCTAAAACGCGTCAGAAGGCGCTTTAAAGCGATTTAAATGGTCGGTTGATAGCTGACCATGTGTTTAGTATAAAAATTGATTGTAGGAGTTTTAAATGGCTGGACAAAAAAAGAAACACGCAGACCTTGCATTGCTCGATACGTTGCCGCGAGATCAGATTCAAACTTTGTTTGAGGCTGGACTGTCTGAAACGCGCATTTGTGTGCAGCTTGGCGTGAGCAAGAAAGCCTTGACGGAATGGTTGGATAGACCCGAGAACGAAGGCTTCCTCTCACGCGTACGCGCACGAGCCGCTGACCATCTTGTAAGTCAAACGATTGAAATTGCTGACGAAACCGATATAAGTGAAGTAAATAAGGCTCGTTTACGCGTCCAAACGCGGCAATGGGTGGCTGAACGCTGGAATCCAGCAGCGTATGCGCAGAACAAGATGCCAAGCGTTACGGTCAATCTGGCTAACTTGCGACTCGATGCACTTCGTCATGGCGAGTTCATCGAGGCTGAGTTACCCACAGACAAGCTGACGTAAGTTGTTCAAGTTGTCCACAGCTCACATGGTTTGTTGTAGCAATGCAACGAAATGCGTGTATGAGCTGTGGATAACGCTGAAATAACTTTACATAATGGACGTTGTATAAAGTGCGTGAGTGCCAAAGTATTCACAATGCGATCTAGGCAGGAATCGTGCCAACCGACAGCGCCCGAAGCCCCCCGTGGTGGGGTCGTGGCGGGGCG